CCAGAAGCAGTCAATCTATGGGGTTTCCCCTGTAGATATTGCTGTTTCTCGTCCAGGCGGATTTTCCGACTGGATTAACCACTATAAGTTTAGTGGTCCGCTGTTGCCGGTTACACCTGGTCCGGATGGTGAATTGCCGTTTCCGCCTTCGCATCTTTCGTCTGATGACGAGCTAGATGCCTTAGGGGCAACGGCTGTTGCTAATACGAACCCCGAGAACGCTTTCGTTCGCCTGTCATCCACCATTGGTGAATTGTTCACGAGTGGCCTCCCGGCCCTCGTTGGACACCAAACCTGGCGCGGAAAGACGCTCAAAGCCCGCAATGCGGGTAAAGAGTATCTTAACGTCCAATTTGGTTGGGTCCCTCTTGTCAGCGATATCAGCGACTTCGCTGATGTCGTGCGGAACGCTGATGCTGTGCTAGCACAGTATGAGCGCGATGCCGGCAAGAGAGTGCGCAGACGATACGAAATCTCATCAGTGGAGAAGAGCGAAGTACCTCAATTCCATACCGGGGTATACCCATACTCTGGAACGGGGTTGAACTTCGTTTCTAATCCTGGAGTCCAGAAGTTTGAGAGAAAAATCTCTCAACGTACGTGGTTCAGCGGTGCATACACCTACTATTTGCCAACCGGTTACGATAGCCGGAACAAATTGGCAAGGTATGCACTCCTAGCCCAAAGGCTAGGGCTGGACCCGTCTCCCGAAGATCTATGGGAGCTGGCTCCTTGGAGCTGGGCCGTCGACTGGTTTTCAAACACTGGGGACGTTATTCAAAACGTTACCAGCTTCCAGATCGATGGTACTGTGTTAGCGTACGGCTATGTGATGGAACATACCATCGTCACAGACACGTACACACTAGAGGGGGTCGAAGATATAAATCACGACCCCATAGTGGTACCGAGCCTAACCCTAGTCACTGAGACGAAGGTGAGGCAGGTAGCTAACCCCTACGGGTTTGGAGTTTCCTGGGACGGTTTGTCTACGTTCCAGGCCTCCATCTTGGCGGCACTTGGCCTTACCAAGGGTCGTCGGCGATAATGCCAACGCGTTAAAACACCATAGGAGTGATGCCTGTGTCATTTGCTGATCCGCAAACCGTCACGATCGACGGAGTCACGTCGTCCCTGCCACGCGTAAGCGTTGGCAATGGGTCGTCGGACTACCGATCGGCGGACGGAAACGTCACCCTTAAGGCCTCGAGTTCCTACGGGAACCGGACCCGACGGGTGGTGCGAATCGATCACAAGAAGGTCTCGGAGAACGAGTTCCTGCCGGACCAGAACGTCATCAGGAGCATGAGCTGCTACCTGGTGTTCGATCTGCCCACGGTGGGATACACGAACGCTGAGGCGATGGCCATTTACACCGGGTTCAAGACCCAGCTGGCCGCCTCGTCCGACGCGATCGTCACCAAGTTGCTCGGTGGCGAGTCGTAAAACCGCGTCTGGACGTACTTCGAATGATCCTCTACGTTGCTTGGATTACGATTATTTATGTGATCCTAGCAGCTGTGATTTTACTCGCAGCAGGAGTCGCGTGGGGGTCAGTTCCCAACCGAGGAATCATTGGTGATCTCTTTTCCGTAGTTACGGATAGTAGATTCATCCTTGTGTTCTCTTGGACGGTTGCTGGCCTTACGTTGATCTCTCTACGTAGATAGCAAATATACCAGGGCTTTAATCGGCCCGACGCAGGCTAAGGAAGCCAAAACCTCTATTTAAGGAGGAAGGCTGAAAAGCCTGACGTCACTCTGGAATAGAGTAGCCCATGAAATGGCTACTCGATGTCACACTAGCGCCATCCGCGATATAAAAACTGTCGCGGATCGTGTCGAACATGAGGGGTTCTCGTTTCTTACGATTGCCCTGCCTAGCTTTGGAAAAGGCCTCGAAAAGGCTCTTGACTTAGGCCAGGCTGATCCCATTCACTTCCAAGGCTTTCATACGCCTAGAGGTGAGTGTCTCCCCGTATTTCTAGGGGGTTTCACGGATCGTGTGTTCGACCGCTGTAGTGGTGTGTTGCTCGATGAACCTGATGTCGATGCAATTCTCGCCGTGCGTCAGCTAACGCTGATGTTTGGTAAGATCCTCCTTCCGTGCTCAGACAGACGGGAGAGGGCGGCATATGACGGTTACATCGAGTGTGAGAAGGAAGTTCGCAAGAACGACGCTTGTTTATCTGAACAGGATTATTCAGATTAAGCGAGTGTCTGACTTGCTGTTTGGTGGGATGTTCTCCCATCTCGATCAGTTAGTATTTGATCGAGAGGATGTTATCCCCAAACATGGTCCTGGGTCTACTGCTGATAAACTTCGCGGAAACGCGAAGTACAAGCAGCGGACCTGGCCAATGCGCCTCCAGAGCATCTTCCCTTGGGAAGAGTTTCTGGTCCCGAATAGCTCCTATTGGGGCGATTTCGGGGACAGCGTGAACTTCCTCGAACCTGGAGAGGAGATTCCCGTAAAGGTGATCTCCGTTCCTAAAACGCTCAAAACACCTAGAATCATTG